CGCAACCTGAGTAACATGTGGGCGAGGCTTCATTCTCGCAGTAAAGGATCGGCGATTTGGACCGTCAACACGGACGTCAATCCAGAGCTCGACAACCTGTATGTCACGGGCGCCTCATCGGATTTCGAGCCGCGCTTTGTGTCCTATGATGCAAGCGGAGTCGTGCGCATCAAGGGCCGTGACGTGGTGGAGACCGAGCACAACGCCACTTTGGGGACGGTCGGCGACATCGTCCTGGGCGACTTCGACCAGTATCTGTTCGCCTCGAAGGCGATGCGCACGGCGGAATCCATGCACGTGCGGTTCACGACTGACGAGCAGGCATTCCGGGTGACGTGGCGAGTAGATGGGCGGCCGAGTTGGATCTCGGCGCTAACGCCGGCCAATGGCACCAACACCCAAAGCCCGTTTATTAGTTTGGCGACCCGCGCGTAACCGCGCCGAAGGAGACAACACACATGTCACTATTTTTGGAACGGTTTCAGATTGTGGAAGCCTCGGTGCCGGCCTCGCTGGATGCCGGTGCCACGACGGGCGACTACGTCAGTCTCAAGCACGCGAGCCGCTGCGTCATTGTTTTAGGGTCTGGGGTCGGCACCGCGGGCGATGATCCGATTCTGTCGCTGTTTCAGGCCCAGGACGTCGCCGGCACTGGGGCAAAAGATCTCTTGCCACCATCCGGGATGACGTTCAAAAAGCAGGCAGCGACGAACCTGGCGGCAGTTGCCGCGTGGACGTCTGGCTCAGCGGATATCACGAGCAACGACGTGACGAACGCGACAGCGGCAGAGCAGGCGCTGATCTGGGTCGTTGAGATCGAGCCTGATTTGCTGGATGTGGACAATGGCTTCGACTGCCTGCGGGCTGACGTCAATGACGTCGGCACGAACGCTCAGGCGGGCTATCTGATCTACATCCTGGAGCTCAAGGAACAGCGCGCACCCACGTCGGCAGTCAGTGTCATCGCCTAGTGTGCGTGAGCAACAGACGCGTGGCGTCTGGTCCGTCCCGCGGGACTGGCCCGGCGCCACGGTCGTCTGTCTGGCTACGGGTCCGAGTCTCACCCAAGCGGACGTGGATCTGGTGCGTGGGGGCGGCCGGCGCGTCATTGCAATCAATGACGCCTATCGGCTGGCGCCGTGGGCCGACGTGCTTTACGCCTGCGACGGAAGCTGGTGGCAGGCACACGACGGGGTGCCGGGATTTCGCGGGATGAAGATCTCGACCACGAAAAACGCCAAGCAATGGGGGCTCTGTGTGGAGTTGGGCGCCGATGAGGGCCTCAGCCTCGATCCGACGACGCTCTGCCACGGAGGGAATAGCGGCTATCAGGCCGTCAATCTGGCCGTGTTGTTCGGCGCGGCGCGGATCCTCTTGCTCGGCTATGACTGCAAGCCGGATCCCGAGGGGAAAACACACTTTTTCGGCGTGCATCGGCACAACCCTGTCGCGCCACCGTTCGCGATCTTCGCCATGCATTGGCCCTCGATTGTGGCGCCGCTGCGGGCGGCTGGGGTGGAGATCTGGAACTGCACGCGGTCCACAGCCTTGACATGCTTTCCGCGTGTGTCGCTGGAGGAGGCGCTGGCGTGGATGTAATGGACGCACAGGCGGCGCTGTATACCGCGGCCTGGGCTGATCCGGCTTACCGCCGTGCGTGCCACGGACTGACGCTGTGGCGCACGCGCCCCGCTCTGTTTCCGGAGCGCATTACGTCGGCGATCGATCTCGGCTGCGGCACGGGCCGACTCGTTGCCGCCTGGCGCGCGGAGAACATCGAGGCGTATGGCGTCGACCTTGTCGCCGAGGCGTCCGTTGATCCGACCTTGCGGATCGCGCATCCGGAATGGTTTACGTCGTCTGCGCTTGAGGACTTCGAGCCCGGACGTAGATATGAGGTCGGCGTGTGCGCTGATGTCCTCGAGCACATTGCCGAGGATCGCGTGCTCGCGGTGCTGCATCGCATCCGCGCCTGTTGCCAGATGGCCGTCCTCCTGGTCGCAAATTATCCGAGTGCGCATGCAGGCCAGTCGTTACACCCGACGCTCAAGACTGACTACTGGTGGCGCACGACGCTGTGGGCTGGATTAGGCGGCATCGTGACGCCGCTGCAGTATGAGCGGCCGGGCCGCGCCGGTCAGGTGTATCTCTATCAATGGCACGCTGCCAGCGCGTAATGCTGCACCGTCGCGGCCACCCCGTCGCGGACCGCACAATGCAGGCCCTCTGGGCGGGGTTTACCAGGCACGGGATCGCGGCGATGATCTCGGATCAGGATGTGCCATCGGCATCTGATCTGGAGGTGGTCTGGTCGATTAATTACACGCAGACGATCGCGGCCTGCGAGCGCGAGCGGCGACCGTATCTGGTCGCGGAACTTGGCTATTTGGGCCATCGGGAGAGTCACGTCTCGCTCGCGTACAATGGGCTCAAGCGCCTCGGCGACCACATGACCGACGACGGAGGACTTCCGGAACGGTGGCTGCCATGGGCTGCCATGATGCAGCCGTGGCGGAGTGGGGGCGATGTGGTGATTATTATGGGGCAACTCCCCGGCGATACTGCCTGCCGCGGGGTGCATCTCGCGACGTGGTATGCGGCGGCCGTGCGCGAGGCGAGCTCCTGGGGCGTCGGCAATGTCATCGTGCGTCCGCACCCAAGAGCGGCGAAGTCGAGCCGGACCCTTGCGCACGATCTTGAGCGGGCCGCCTGCGCGGTCACGCTGAACAGCAACGCCGGCGTCGACGCGATCCTGGCAGGCGTGCCGACCATTGCCACTGATGCGCGGTCGATGGCGTGGGATGTGTCCATGCATGAGCTGGCGCCACAGGTCTTAACGCAGCCCGAACCCGATCGCCACGCCTGGGGGCAGCGGCTCGCCTCCAGTCAATGGACGCATGAGGAGATGGCCTCGGGTGAGGCGTGGGCGCGGCTGCAAGATGGCCCTGGAGGGATCTGGGCGTGAGCCTTAATCTGACTGTGGCGCCGGCCGTCGAGCCTCTTACGCTGGACGAGGCGCGGGATCATTTACGGATCACGCACCACGACGACGATGAAGACCTGCAGCGCTTTATTATGCCCGCGGCTCGGAGTTGGTGTGAGGTCTATACGTGTCGCGCCTTTCTCTTGCAGACCTATACACTCACGCTCTCCGGATTCGGTCCCGGCCCGATCGTCCTGCCGAAGCCGCCACTGTCGAGTGTGACATCCATTACGTATCTCGACGAGACGGGGGCGTCGCAGACGTGGTCGAGTGCGCTGTATCAGGTCGTGGCGCCGAGCGGGCCCTATGCGCAGCACGCGTCGATCGAGCCAGCCTTCGGCGAGGTCTATCCGACGACCCGTGGGATCCGTGACGACGTCACGATCACATACGTCGCCGGCTATGGCGCCACGCGACTCACGGTGCCGGAGGCGCTCCGACAGGGCGTGCGGATCGTCTGCGAGGATTACTATAGCCAGCGCAGCAGCCAAACCGTGGGGACGAGCGTCATCACGAATCTTCGCGCGGCCGAATCCGTGCTCTGGCCCTTTCGCGTCTGCCGCGCGGATCTGCGGTTCGCGTAACGAGATCAGATGCCTGGATGGCAACGGCAAGCCGGAGAGTTCGACCGGAAAATACGGATCGAGCAAAAAACAGTCACTCAGGATTCGGCTGGCACCGGCTACGGCGATGAAGAGATTACCGTCTGGAACCTGTTCGCGGAGGCGTGGGCTCGTCGTCGGGTGCAGCGGGTGATGAGCACACGCGATCGGACGTTTGGCTTGCAGCTTGAGGCGCGGATTATGCTCGAGTACGAGTTGCGCCATCCGATTAGCGGCCTCACGGACGAGATGCGGGTCGTCGATCGCGCGCTCACCTATGAAATCGACGGAATCCTGCCACCGGAACGGCAATTCGGCCACCAGACGTTGTATTGCTACTTGCAGGGCACCTAACGACAGATGGCATTGTCCTGGACGTTTACCGGAGGGCGTGAGCTGCAGGCGGCGCTACTTGAGTTGCCAAAGGCGTCATTGCGGCGTGCGACGATGCTCGCCGCCCTGAAAAAGGCCGGGGATCCGATTGCCAGCCGCGCCTGGGAATTGTCGCCCCGCGGGTTTCCTTCTCGCGGACTGGCGGACTCCATTAAGGTGCGCGTCATACCGATGCGGCTGCAAAGCGACCCGTTCGATGTGGCAGTGGCGATTGGGCCGGACAAAAAGCATTTTTATGGGATTTTTCTGGAGTTTCGGACGTCGCGGCAGAACTTAGAGCCGCGGCCGTTTTTGACGCCGGCATGGGATCAAAACCGCACGCAAACACCCGCGCGGATTGGCCGTGAGCTCTGGGCTTCGATTGCCCGCACAGCGCGCCGGCTGGCACGGAGAGCGTCCTAATGTTCTGGGAGCGAGGCACAGTGGCCCTTGACCCGTCGTGGATCGATGCGGCAAAGCTCGCGATTGATGGCCTACGGATGGAGTTGGACTGCGCGGCCACGGAACTGGAGCGCCTCGCGCATGTGCTGCGCGAGCACGAACTAGGCGCCGAAGCGGGACGGGCCCTGCAGGCGGCTCAACGGGCGCAGACGGCGAGTGGGCGTGAGCGATGACGATCGAGCAGGCGTTGTGGCAATACGTGACCGAGTCGGCCGCGATGTCTGCGCTGATTGGGACGCGATTTTATCCGGTCATTCTGCCGGATGTGCCGACGTATCCCGCGGGCACGTATGAGCGGATCTCAACCCCGCGAGTCTGGAAGCTGGATGGCCCGAGCGGTTTGGCATATCCGCGCTTCCAAATCAACTGGTGGATTGACGACCAAATCCCCGGCGCCAGTGGATATGCGGCGGTGTCCGCGCTCGCCGAAACAGCGCGAAAGGTGCTCGACGGGTATACCGGGCTGATGGGCACTGTGCGGGTGCTGGGCGTGCAGCTAATCAATGAGCGCGATGACTATGAGCCGAAAATTCACGTTCGACGCCGCAGCCAGGACTATGTAATCTGGCATCCCGAGGATCTCAGCTAAGGGCCAACCACCAC